CTTTTAGGTTATGTAGCACCAACATACGAAGAGTTAAGTAAGGATGAGCAAATAATGTATGATTGCATATAACGGCACTCGGCTACTCGAAGATTTTTTAACGACTAAATATAGATAATTATTGGAATGAAAAGTGATACATACCAAACTAGAGTTTGTGGACATCATCCAGAAACTTGCACTTGCAGAGATTTAGACATTGCAATCAAATTAGAAGAAATAACTAGAGAAGAACGTGAATCTGAGTTAAAAAAATTGCGAGTAACCGATGTTAGTGAGTGTGTGCATCCTCTCGCAGAACTTGTTAGTGGCGATGAAGGTTTATTTTGTTGCAAATGTCAGAAGTATGTACGGTCTAATTCACATATACACTAACGGACAGCGATAGGCGATAAAATTAAGGCGACTTTAAACGTAAAAATTAAAAGAAATGACAGCAAAAGAGAAAGCTAAAGAATTGGTTGATGATATGTATTGTGAAATGCACAATTTATGTATTACAGATGAAGTATTAAATGAAGTAGCTAAAAATTGTGCTTTAATAGCTATTAATGAAGTAATTAACTATATACAAGATAAATCTGATTGGTATTGGGAAGAAGTAAAAGAAGAGGTTATAAATATCTAAGCCTTAATTATATTGCCTATCGTGGGTTATATTTAGGTGGCGGATAATCGTAGAAATGAGTTAATAGCGATTCTCACATTAATTAAAAATTGCTCGGTTTAATTACGGAACTGCTCCGCCACTTGAATATAACGTTTTGCAACTTGACGTCAGCCCGTTCTGGAACAAGTGCATTAAAAGGGTTGTCGCCAAATTGCTGTTGGGCGCAGTTTTAATTTTTAAATTTAATAAGTATGAAACAATTAGTAAGTGTCGCTTTAAATTACGGTAAAAGTTTAAAGTCAGAAGAAAAAGATGAAAATGAAGAACATATTTATTCAGAAGTGAATTTGGTACTTTCTGAACCGATTTACAAACTATCAAATACAGGTAAAATTGAAAAGTTAATTGATATTTCTGAATGTGAATTATATGTTACAAAAGAAAGTGCAAAATCATTAATGGAAATATTTAAGCAAGTACATTCAAAATTAATTGAATTAGAAAAGCGAGAAAGTAAATAGTCAATTTGGGTATGGTTGTCCAATTGCGCCCAACGTTTTGCAACTAGTGGACGAAGGCTTCTGAATGTAGTTTGTTCAGCCTTTGTTTACTAGATGCTGTTAGGTGCAGTATTTTTTAACAATGTAAACAATAATTATGAAATATATAATAACATTTGAGCAATATGAAGCTGCTTTATTGATATGTAAAGCATATAAAAAACAAATTAATGAAGAAGTAGATTCCATTGCTATAATAGATAAACTATTAATTGATATGATTGATACTGGAGATATTAGTCAGAGGTTTTTTAATATAGTTTGTAAAAATTTAGACTATTTTAATTCAAATCTAAAAGGTATAAATAGTAGACTTTATAAATTATCAGATTTATTAAAATTATCAAATAGAGATATTTTAAAATTAAGAAACTCAGGTAAAGAAAATGTTAGAATATTTGAAAGATTAAAAGAAAAGTATCAACAATAGTCGTTCGGGTGCGTTCGTAATATTGCACCTAACAACTATATTGACGAAACTACTTTAAACCCTTTGATTTTCAAGGGGTTTTTTATTTTAATGTAATAAAAATAATTACAACGCTTGTTATTTAATTAATTATAGTTATATTTGCAGTAATAAAATAAATAACTAATATTATGAAAAAAGGAAAAAGTATTATTGACTTTGTTAGAATTGATTTAGAACAATTAGAAGAAATAGCAAAAAAAAATAACAGGAATACCTCAAAACAGGGGTTAACACAATTAGCTTATGAAATAGCGAATAATTGTTTTAAATACCTAGACAAAGAATCATTTGAACAAGTGACAAATTTAGAAATATGAAAATAAATTTTAAACACAGTAAATAAAATGAAAGTATTAAACTTATATGCCTGTTTAGGAGGTAACCGATACAAGTGGGATGAAGTCGCAAAAGAAAAGGGAATTGAAATTGAAGTAACCGCAGTTGAATGGGATGAAGAACTTGCTAAACTATATCAAGAACGATTTCCAAATGATACGGTAATAGTTGCAGATGCTCACCAATATTTATTAGACCATTATAAAGAGTTTGATTTTATTTGGAGTTCACCTCCTTGCCCTAGTCATTCAAGGGCTAGGTATTGGAATAGTTCAAACTATGACACAACTACGAAAGCAGTTTATCCAGAAATGGCTTTATATCAAGAAATATTGTTTTTACAACATTATTATAAGACAGGTAAATGGGTTGTCGAAAATGTTATACCTTACTATGAACCATTAATACAAGCAAAGAAAAGAGGTAGACATTTATATTGGACTAACTTTAATTTACCAAATGAAGTAAATGATAGAGGTTTTAAAATTTCACAAGAGAAAAATGAATTAGATGCTTTATGTAAATTTCACGATTATGATTTTAAACAATATAAAGGGACTCAACCTATGGTTAAAATAGCTAGAAATTTAGTAGACTATGAAGCTGGAAAAACTATATTTGAAACTTTTTTAGGTATAGAAAAAAAGTCTATTATTAATCAAGTGTCTATTTTTGACGAGCTGCATACGTTGGTATCTGAAGCACGAATCGAGAATATTTAGGCTATTTAATATAATTTAGAAATATGAGAAAACGAAAGGGAAACGTGTTAATGAAGCACTACTTCAGAGCGTTAAAAAAAGAACATTCAATGATTTTAAAACAATTAAAATACTATAAACATGAATACGATAATAATTAGCTTAGCAGTATGCTTCGGAATAGTAATAACATACGGTTTAATAAGATTAGCAATAGCATACATAGAAAGTAGATACAATGATTAAAAGCAAAGCACAACTAGAAGAAGAAAGGTTAAGGTTGTATCTAAGTGATAAGCCTAATTTCGATAAGTCTATTGTAATAGCAACTGGAGGTTTATTAGCACTTATAGACCATATAGAAGAAGCTAACAAAGTAGCACCGAATGTATTTACTGATAAACTTAAATACACTATTGAGGACTTCTTAAACAGTCTTTACAATGGTAAGGTAGAGAAAGGAGTAAGTGACCAGCATAACGATGTCGCCGAAGTATTTAGAAAATTTATTGATAACTTAAAATTTGAATAACATTAGCCACCTAACAAGTGGCTTTTTTTGTGTACATTTAGCGACATTATTCGTTATAAAGTATGGAATATAAAAGAAAAGCATTAGAGTTAGTTAAAAGTGGTTTAAATCACACACAAGCAGCTAAGCAAATATCTGAAGAATATAACCTAGATTACAATGATGTCTTTAGACGTGCAATATCAAATTATATTAAAAGAGAAACAGACAAAGGCATTATAGACGAATGCAGAAACGTGGGCATAGATATTGATAAGGTTAAGCATTATTGGTATAAAGGTGAACATTACTCTATAAACGTTAAAGGTTCTAATGATGTTTTTAAGTATGAAGATTTTAAGGAAGATTTTATAGGTACGGTTAAAGATTTAAGTCCTAACCACATTCAAATAATTAGAAACGAATCAGACGAAGAAAAACATTGTTTACTTATAGACCCTAGCGACATTCATATAAATAAATTATGTTCAGCATTTGAAACAGGTGAAGAGTATAACTCACAGATAGCAGTTCAAAGGGTTAAAGATGGAGTTTCAAGTATAATATCTAAGTCAAAAGGTTTTAACATAGATAAGATAATTTTAATAGTTGGTAATGATGTTTTAAACACCGATAACACACGAAGTCAAACAACTAAAGGAACACAACAAGATACTCATCTAAAATGGTTCGATGCCTTTATAATGGCTAAACAACTTTACATCGACATTATTCAAACATTGGTAGCAATAGCAGATTTAGAAATAGTTTATAACGTTTCTAATCATGACGAAATGAGCGGTTTTTTCTTAATGGATAGTCTTTATAGTTGGTATAATGTCCACCCAAATATTAAATTTAATCGTTCACCTAGTCACAGAAAGTACACAACTTACGGTAAAAACTTAATAGGAACTACTCATGGAGATGGTGCAAAGCAAAACGATTTACCATTACTTATGTGTCACGAAGCATCACAACACTGGCATGAATGTAAGCATAGATATTGGTTTACTCATCATGTACACCACAAAACAAGCAAAGATATAATGTCGGTTCAAATAGAGTCTTTAAGAAGTCCAAGTCCAGCTGATAGTTGGCATCATAAAAGTGGTTACCAACATTCACCTTTAGCTATTGAGGGTTTTATATTTCATAAAGAGTTCGGACAAGTCGCACGATTAACAACACTTTTTTAAGCATATAACCTTAAAATAAAATATAAATTTCAGTCTATACCCTTAAAATATGAAAATAACACTAGAATTTGAAGATTTAGAAGATGCACAAATTTATTTAGACGCACAAAAATACTATTTAACAATTTTTAATTTTAAAAACTATTTAAGAAATAAATTAAAACATGAAGATTTAACTGAAATAGATTATGAAATAACTGAAAATATTAGTGATGTTTTTAATGAAATATTAAACGATAATAATGTTTCTATATAAAAAAAGGGAGGTTTTAACACCTCCCCTAAACATTTAAAACACCTAAAAAATTATGAATGAGTAAATATACTAATTAATATTGAATTTCATGTTACGATTACCAGACATTTTAAAAGAAACGTGAATCCATTTATAATTATACTCATTTATTAATTGGTCAAATTCGATATTCTTAACCATCCAATCATATAACTTCTTATTTTCTTCAATACTTCCAGCAGTCAAATCTATTGCTTCACCTTTAACATGTTGACTTTTAGATGCACCACCTATAGCAGTATTCAATTTAGGACTTCTGTAAAATGAATTAATTTTAATCGGTTTCCCGTACCACTCCCTAACAGGCTCAAAGCATTTCTCTGCTACTAACTTCATTCTTACAATTGTATCAGCATCAGGAACGTTTTTTATTTTCCTAGCTATTGCAGTGTTTGAAAATGTCGCTTCTTTAAAGCTAATATGTTTACTTATGTTTTCCATTTACTTAATAATTAATAAAGTTAATAATCCTGCACCTGCTAAGATACCTACTTTTTTCAATCTACGTTTATCTTTATTCAAAACGTTAACACTATCGTAAAGTTTCTCATTTACTTTGTTTTGTAACATCATGATGCTGTCAATTTGAGTGATTAAAGTGTCTTGCCATTTAATCGTGTAATCTTGTTGTTTAATCAAAGCATCTTGAAAGGCTATTATTTTGACAGTGTCTTTGTTTTCTTTAGCTATTATTATACTATCCTTAAAAACGTAAATAGTGTCCTTAAAACGTCTTATTTTAGTCTTAAAAATAGTTGTATCTTTTAACAAAGTATCAATTCTAGTTTCATATCTATTAATGTACTTTATTGGCTCATGCAAAGGTCGTTTCTGAAATAATAAATAAATCAAAACACCAATCAATAAAGCTATAATTATGTTATTTACTTTCATTTTTCTCAACTCTTTTACCGATTGAATCAGTTAATTTACTTCCAAGTGCTACACCTACCATAGTCACAAATACATCAAATCTAAACCCCTCCTTGCATAAATCAAAGAAAACCATAGTAACAACTATTAACCATGCTGAAAACATGGTAAGTGATGTTCTAGACCACTTCCCGTTTTTCTTTAATGTATCTTCAATTATTTGCTTCATTTCTTAACTTCTTGAAGTAGCTTTACAAACGCTTCTGCTTGTGATGTCATTGTCCTCTCTGCGTGTCTAATAGCTTTTGTTAACTCCTCAAACTTACCGTTAAATTGTTCAAATTTTAGCTCCATTATACGTTCTAAATTAGCTATCTCGCTAGGCATCTTCTCGTCTAATCTCTCCACTTTGCCTTCCAATTTAACTACCTTATCGTGCATTTCTTCACTCTTTTTTTCGCTTTCTATGAACTTATTATGCAAGTCTTTAAAGAAGTATCTAACAACTCCAAAAAGTACCGTTATAAGTGCTACGAATATGTAGTTAGGTGCTTCCATTATTCGATTATAATATTGAATTCTAAATCTAAAACACTTAACCAACTAGCTTCGTTATCAAACACTTGAAATAAAGGTAGCCCCGTTTCGGTTTGTTGTGGTGCTTCCGTTTTACCATGATGTACAATTGTCTTATCTTCATTGTAACATATCCACCATTTATCTGTTAATTCATCTTTACTTACTACTATCATATCTTATATTTTTAAATTCCTCCACCATCTGTAATTGTCCATAAATCATTCGCAATAAGTCCAGCTCTAGCAGTTGCCGAAGCACTTGCTAAAGTATATTGAGAAGTGCCGAAGTTTACAGCTAAACTATTAACAGCATCTTGACTATCCCAAGCAATTAATAAAGCGTTATATTCTGCAGTAGTGATTTTTGATTCAACTAAGAACGAAGCGAAACTTGTTATCTTCTCAATATTCCAAGTGTCTAGTCCTGTAATAACATCGTCTGCTACATTTCTAAACATTGCGAACATTGTTGTGTTAGAAGTGCTTAAAATCCAGTTGTGACAATTTAAAGAAGTCATTGCAGTGTTATTTCTAAACATTCCTGTAGTAGTAGACGTTCCGAAGTTTGTACAACTACTTAAATCAATACCACTTAAATCTAAAGTTAACAAACTTGGTGCCTGATAAAACATCGTTGAACAATTAGTGATGTTTGACCAATCCCACTGATTAATATTAGGGATAGTAGTAATTCCACTAGCGTTAAACGAACTTGCAAAAGAAGTGATATTAGTAGTGTTAGGTATATCCGTTGCAGTAATAGTCATATTAGCTGTTAATTGAAAGTTCATAAACTCAAGCAATGAACTACCCCATTGTTTAACTTCTATTAACTTATTAAAATCTCCTGCTCCTACATATCTTATGCCTTGAAATTGACCGACTATTGTAACGTCATAAACACCACTTGAAGGATATACGTGAGTGATACCTGTACCAGTAAATGAACTACATAAATCGCTCGTTCCATCTCCCCAATATACTGTACCTGTATTCGGTATAGCTCCCGTTGTACCTATTCTTAAGTTGAACGAATTACTAGCACTACCTGTCTTAGTGGTGTCGATAGTCATAATGAAGTATGTGGATATTGCACCATTACTAGACAACCTATTGCTAGGAGAAACACCTATTCCGTAACCGTACATCATTAACCGATAATTAAAGCAACAGAACCACTAACCAAGTCAACTCCACTAAACTGAACACCGTTTAAAGGTCTAATGTATGCTCCAGCTTTCACAGCAGTAGCAGGAGTTGATATATAACTAGATTTAACATCACTTCCTGCAACCTTAATTGCGTTAAATACCGTATCTTCTAACACGAAAATCCCGTCTATTGCTCTTGTAACTTCGGTAGCATCATTAACAATGTACACACCTTTGTTTGCTACTAATTTGTCTAAATTTGGTAAACTCATTTTTTTTGTTTTTATAAAGTTATTATTCTGTAATTTATGTATAAATCTATTGTGCTGTCTCCTACTGTTGAATCACTACCACCATCTACATATATCGGTTGATTTTCAACAAGTACATTAGGTTTACTTGAGCCCTTGTCAAAAGTCTGTATAGTTGATGATGTTCTATTTAAAATATTATTAGCAGTTTCAAATTGAATAGAACTTGATGCCGAAGTATAAAGTGATAAAGAACGATTAGTACCAGCATCAAAAGTAACAGTTCCGTAATTAAATTTTAAAAAAGCACTAATAATCTCAATTACCTTACCAGCACCAGGATCAGGTATAACACTAATTGGAATAGTGCTAATAGTCTTAATTTGAGCAGCACTTAAACTAAATTTAGTATTTAATATAAACTTACCTCCATTAATAGACTTAGTGTCATACGTTTCACCATTCCACTCAGATACGTTGAATTTATCTTGAACTTGTAGCTCTGATGCTTTACCCGTTAACTCACTTATTTTCTTTACTGCCATCTATTTTGCTTAAATATATTTGTAACTTCTTAACGTTTTCTTCTTTTACTTTGTATTTCTTTTGTTTCATAAATACCAATTTGTTATTTGACCGTTACCATGATTAGGGTAGATGTCGTTGTTACTATTACTTGTATATTCTGGGAAGTTAGATTGATTGTAAACCATATAATCAACAAATCTTTGAGAATAGTTTTCTGCTAAACTTCTAGACTTTTGAATTAAAAAATCAACTTCGTTTTTATCAACTGTTTCAGCATTTTCAGAAGTGCTTTTATACATTCCTTTATTAGTTACGTTGTAAGCTGCAAAAGGTAAATATTCAACCATTGCCCAATGAATAAGCATCGGTTTAATGTACGTTTCTAAAAGTGTTAAATAAGCACCCGTTAACGTTCCTGCTACTATATCAGTTTTAATCTTCTCTAATAAATCAGTTCCGATAAATGACTGTATATGAATATCTTGAGCGATTTTTACGAATTGTAAAAGTTTATCAGAATCTAAGTTACCATCTACAAAAGTAAATCGTTTTAAATCTATTGGTTTTATAAGTAATGCTTCTGCCATCTTATTTTACATCTGAGGGTAAATTCTTA